TGCCTTATAATACTCTCATACACACAAAGGACTGATGACTGACCAACGACTAATGGAACTCTGGGGAGATGGAACTGAATTTGGTATGTCTCCTGATATGATTGCTACTACCAATAACGAATTTATTACTATCCGTGATGTTGCTATGAGGTTTGCTGCTAAGGTTATGGAAATTGAGTATCGAGAAGGTTATGATGATGGTTGGAAGGATGGTGTTGATAGTGTATTGACTGGTGCTATTGGAGGTTGAAATGACTGAAAGAGCACAAAGGATTATGAAAGCATACAAAGCAGAGGATCCTTACAACTATCCAAATGACGGAGTTGCTGCTGCTCTCCGTGAAGTCATCAACCAACTCCAACAAAGCCCTGGTGTGATTATGTGTGCTGATGTGTTAGAATTGTGTGAGGAACTGGAGAAACTATGATGACGAATACCGCACACCAAATCTGGGAAACATTCAAAGCAGAACTTACACAACCAGCAACAGATGATATGAAAGAAGCATTAGCATCTTCTATTCGTGTGATTTCTTCTCTCATTCATAGAGATGGAGTTCTTGCAAATGAACCTTGGCTTACTCATACTGCTCAAGAACTGAATGAGATTGCTGATGATGTGGAGGCACTCTAATGATTTTAGATGAAGAAGTCATCAAACTTGTAAAAGAACACTTTGAAGAAGATTGGGATGAAAATGATGGTTGGGAGTATTCTGGAAACTTTGATGCCTTTGTGAAGTTTGCCCAAGAAATCTTTCAAATGGGTTATAATGAAGGTAGTTATGATATGTCCTACTATGACGGTTGAAAAAGATGACTGAACAACCAACAGACACAGAAATCCTTGAGTTTCTACTCAATCAGTTTCAAGGACATTCTCTCAAGATGAATGGTGAAAGTGATTGGGTTTTTATCAATACTGGATTTCCTATGAGTAGAGCAAAGGGTAGAACTGCCCGTGATGCTGTGATTGCTGCTATGAGGGCAAAATGACTTACGAAGAATTTTTAGATATTCCATTTAGTACTCTCAAAGATATTGAAACTATTTTTCTCTTGAAATACAAACATAATATGGATATTACCGAACAAGAAGAAGATTTGTGTAGGCATATCAGCAAGTATTATGGAGAGCAAATCAAATCTTATGAACTCTTCCAGAACAAAGAAAAACTTGAACGACTTTTTAGAAAATGACTAACGAAGAACTTCTAAAACTTGCTGAAACCTATGGGTTTGATAGGCACATAAGTAAAACAACACACGACATTTACTGGGAATGTGATGAAGATGACTTCTTGAAGTTTGCCCGAGCACTTTATGATGAGGGTTATACTAAAGGTTTCAAAGTAGGGCACGATGCTGGTTGGGAACTAAATGAAGAAGTATCACGCAGAGGATTATGACTTACGAAGTTCAAACTTGGGATGACGTAGATAAAACTGTGTATTATGAAACCGTAGAGGATGCTATTGATTATGAGAGTGCTCGTGATATAATTGTAGAGAAGTATCCAAATCGTAAAGTAATTGCTGTGATTAGAAAATGACTGAATTTCAACCAACTCCACAAACACCAGAGCAAGTAGATGAAGGTCTGCGTAATGCTTTTAGACAAGCAATGAAAGATGGTGTGATGGATGCTACTCCTTACCTGAAACAAATGACTTACAAATCCGATATTCAAAAAACTGAAAAAGAAATTGCCGTCTTACAAAAAAAACTTGAACTCCTCAAAGAGATTGAAACACATAAATCTCAACCAAGAATGAACCTTCAATTTAATGTTAAGGGTGAGGTTGTCTCTTATAATGATGAGGTTTATTATCGTCTTGAATTTACTGATGGAAGTCATGGTTGGTATAAGAAAAAACATACTGTTGATGGTTTAGTAATGGTTGCTATTACTGATGGTGAAACTCGTCGTTTGCTTGAAGGATTATGGTTTAATGATGTGAAAAAGGGGAAGTATGATGCTGATGAACCTTATAGGAATGTGAGAGCATATTGGGATGAGAAAGATAATCCTGCTTCATACATTACCGATGAGGTTGTGAATAGGTTGGTGAAACAATATCAATATCAAAAACTTTACAATAGGGTAAGAGATCAACTTGGATATTCTATTGATTGTTGTGATGAGATTGTGGATTTGGTGGAGGACTGGTTGCCCAAAGAACAATCAGCAGAAGGAAGTCAAAATGTAGATACTGAATTGCTTGTTGATGGATTTAATGATTGTTTGCGTAAAATCAAGGAGATGTTGCGATGACTGAAAAATACGGGCATATTCCTGATGCTTTCTTTCTTTCTCAAAGTGAAATTGATAATTTGAGAAATGCTAAAAAGGAATTAACGGATTATGGTAGAGAGAAACTGAGAGAACTTCTTGAAAAGCAGAAGGAAGAGGACACCTGAACAACTGGCACAAGGGCACTTGAAATCAGGTGCCTTTTGTTGTATAATATGAGAAATCAAAGGAACCATTATGGAAGACAGGTTTTATCCTGATGAGATGTTTGAGGTTGCCGAAAGGAGGGAAAAAAGTAATCGTGTTCTTCAACGATATAATGATTTTTATAATCTTGAAACCTCTGGTATGCCTCAAGGTATGCCTATAACGATGGAACATATGCAAATCATCACCCTACAGTCCGCAATTGACGCACTTCGTTGTGAGAACCTCAATCGTGAGTATAATGAGATTGCAATTAGTGATATTGAGGATTTGATTGCACGATTGGATGAACAAGCAACTGCATTTCTTGAACGAGTGAGAAAGAAGAATGAAACTCTTTAAGGTATGTTTTGAGTTGTGGAAAGACCTGATGACTTATGATGGTCGTGACCCTGAATGGGACTTTGAAGATTATCAAGGTATTTTTTGGGATTATCTAAACTACTCTTACATTAGAACAGAGTGGAGTATCAAGAGTGAATGGAAATGGAAGAAATGAAAGATGAAAAGAATCCTGATGAGATTGTCGTCAGGGACATTGATATGATACACTTTGAGATGATGGATGATGGATTCCTCTGGTGCGGAATCTATCATAAGAATGGTCAAATTGACCACTTCAATATCACTGCAAAGAAAAACAAACTCTCTACCATCTGGATGCCCAACTGCGGATAACATTATGACCCCTAAAGAATACTGGCAAATGACTAAATGGGAATGGTTTATTGAAGGTTTTCGCAACATTCCTTACATTATGGATTGTCATGAGACTGCTGAGCACTTCCCTAATGACTTCTGGGAGTCTCTCAGTTGGGGATGGATGTGTGAGTATATTTTTCCTTATGATGACCCTTACAATCCTTATCTTTCACCTGAACGCAAACTGCGGTTGGGAAGATGGTAATGGACATTCAACAATTCTTGGATACTATTCCACAAAAAATTCATCGTCGTTGGGTTGTGACAGTTATTCATCAAAATAAATTTCCATACAAAACAGAAAGAGCACTTAAAGCATATGCAGAGCACGATGCTTTACATTACCTTTTTCAACAACCATTCACAGAAGAAGGTGAGAAACACGTAGCATATCTGGAACAGAAGTTTAATCGTGGTTGGTTGCCATATGGTGAAAAATATAATGTCTTTATTCCTGAAGAATGTGATTGTGGTATAATTACATCAGAACTGATTGATGAAACCGCAGAGATTATCTACGAATTTTATGATGATACTTATTAATAAACTTATAATCTCAAATAGATTCCTACGTTACACTCCTTTTTGGTGGTGGTATCGTCTTATCAACCACGAAGGATTTAGATTTGATGACTATCATATCTGGACGGAGTTCTGGTATTCTATCAACTCTGGTTGGTGTGATATGGAGTATAAGTGGGAGTTTGAGAAGTTCTGGGGTAAAGGTGCTAAACCAGAAACAATTATCCTACCAAAGGAAGATTTTGATGCTCTTGTAGAACGATTGAATGAACCACCACAATACAACGAAAAGATTGCTAAACTACTTCAACGTAAAGCACCTTGGGATGAATGATTATGAGTAAACTTAATTATTACCGTGCCGTGGTAATTATTGTGGTCCTTATTGCCGGATTTTATATGTTCACGACAGAAGATAAACCACCGGCACCAGAATCAAACTTCACGGTCGTTGACAAGTATAAAGGATGTGATGTGATACGCTGGAATCATAATCAATTTGCCGAATACAAATACTTTTTATACTGTGATGGTAAAAAGTAATAAACTAATCATAGAACCAATAGTATCCTTTCCAACTATAGCGATTGGGATTTCTTAGACTTTTAATTAGTCCGGTGCTTTTTGTGCCATTACCTAAATCACGTACTGCTGCACTAATACTTTCATAAAAGACTTCTTCCCAGGTTCTTTTACATACTCCTTTTACTGCTTTCTTTTTAGATTTGTTCTCTAATATTTTCCATTTGTATCCATAACACTTGTATCCTTTACGAGCGGATAAGAGAATATTACTGTTTTTATTTCTATCACCGGCAACTTCTAATGCTGCTTCACGAGCATTCTCCCATATCTTTTCTTCGCCGGTTTCTATATTTACTCCCATTATCTTAATACCGCTGTGCTTACCATTACCTCTGTTCTGTTCTGTAAGACATCCCCACGGATCTATCTTTGCCTTTTGTGTGAGTGATTCTTTAATGTTATTTGTCCATTCATCTGTTCTTTCAATATTGGACATTATATTTGATATTTTATCTTTTGTCTCTTGACTAAAGATTGGTCTACTACCACCACTTGTTGCATTATATCCTTCTGCACTCTCAAATGTATTGTATTGTTCTATCCAATATTCTTCCTTCTCATTCAATAGTTTTTCATCACATTCATCTATTACTTTCATCGTAAATTTATCAACACCATACTTACGAAATGCCCTGTGTAATGGTTTGGGGGACATTCTGTTTGCTTCTTGTATGTGTTGTTGCCATCTCTTGTTGAGTGGTTGAGTTGTTTGTCCTACGTATTTGTGACCGTTTTCTTTGTTGATGATGAGGTAGATGATTCCCTGAGACATTTTTTATAATATACAATGCTTTTATTTATTGTATATAATGGTTATTTTATTGTACATAATGAAAAATGAGTCTTATTGTATATTATGGGACAAGATACAAATAAACATATGTTAGTATTCTATAATATTCTGTGGAAAAAGGTGTGGAAAAGTATATTAATCTGTGGAATAGTTATAAATATTCTTTCTTCTAAGTTAATGTGATTTTATGTGAGTTAATGTGAGATCTTATAATTAAATGCCCGATCTTATTACAAGTAAAGCCTGCATACCATAAGACTCGCAGTTTGTCAAGCCCCACCCCCGCAAAAATACTCTGAGACCCACATAAGACTGCTCAGGGGCTTGACAATCCTTATAATCTAGTCTAGAATATCAGCAAATCTAGACGAGACCCACACAAATCTAGACGAGAATGCATATATACTATCACATTCTCGTCGAGACATCATACTTGCATCTCTTCGAGATCTGTGCTATACTATCAACGTTCATACAATCTCGACGAGCTTATGTACGACGACTACGATCTCGACTATACATACACAAATGATTATGTTGATCTAGACGAGTATTATACATCAGATCTAGATCTAGATGAGGACTATGCACGAGATGCACATGATTACGAATCACTTGCATATCGTCACTATGCATGATATAATACCATAACAACGCACATGAGTCCTATGTCAATCGCACAGAAGCGTCTAGTACGTGTCACGCTAGATATTGAATGTTATGATGATTTAGATATAGAGAATATGAACTGGAAAGAGTTATTAGAACTCGAAGGCGGCGAAGAAGTTCATTCTAGCATCAAAGATCTAGGTGATATCTATTAATGTGACACTTACATAACTGGCACAGGCATTATACTATTGATATAATGCCTCCGTTATATTATAATATTTTATGGCAGGAGGAGTGGCGATGTATTGTCGTCGGCAGGGATACCTCTCCCCTCATCAGATTGTCCTTATAAGATAGCAGAAGATCCTCCAGCGTGGTAAGACCCTGTGCCAGTTCTTCAAGTGGCACAGAGAGGCACACAGAGGGGTCTGGTGAGGTTATATTGGTTTCAGTTGAGGGGGGCAATAAGACCACCCTGCTGTCGCCAATTGGTATACTGGGCATTCGCCTGGCAGCAAACCTCAACTCATCCCATTCGTACCTGAGAAATTCGATGAATTTGCAAGATTGGAATGATTTGTACAGAAAACTCTATGATGCTTATGAGTTTGCTGGACTGAGAGATGAGTATGTTCGTTCTACTTTAGGTGATGCTCTGGATCATATGATTAATCTGCAGAAGCAGAACCTGCTTGTGACACTCTGAGAACTGGCACAAGGGTGGTTGCGATTCTTCTGCCACCCTGCTACATTACATTCGTACCTGAGAAACCCACCAAATGCAAACCACCTATCGTGTCATCGGTTTCGGTAAGACTGAACACGGTTTCTTTAATGAATTCGCATTCACTTCCACAATTGGTTATGCTTGCGGAATCTATGATGCTCATCTTCAGGACCCCGAAATGGATGGTGCCGTGATCATCCGGGTGAATCATGAAACCTGGGAAGTGATTCAAGAATTCAGTGCCTATCCTGTGTCCGTTGTTTATGGTCCGCTGGGCACATTTAAAGTCGAAAAGTCACCCGAATGGGTGATGGTGTGACACTCTGAGAACTGGCACAAACCCCCTAGACAACTGCCTCAAACTCTGTTAAATTACATTCGTACCTGAGAAAACCACCATGTCCGTGACCTTCACCGAAAACTACAAAGAAGTGTTTGCTGCTGAGACTGTTGAGTTCATCGACGGTCTGCTGGAGGACAACTATGCTCTGGATGACATTCTGGAGTTCGTTGATCAATACTCCGAACACGATCTTGTTTCCCATTACGTTGAGTATGTGGAGCAGGGTGAGAATCTGGGTTATGATGTTGTGGACGCATTCGTAGGTTATCACGACATCTCTTATGTTGAGTACAGTGCTGAAGCATACCGTGGAACTTATGATTCTGAGGCAGACTTTGCTGAGGAATTCACTAATGAAATCTACGGTGATGTTCCTTCGTATGTGGTGGTAGATTGGCAGGCAACGTGGGATCAGAATCTCCGTTATGATTTTGATTTCGTGGATGGGTTCGTGTTTCATTCTAACTTCTAAATAAAATCTCGTCGAGATTGTGTGTTATCATTCAATCTCGACGAGATACACATAACATAATACATCTAGACGAGATACACATAACATAATACATCTAGACGAGATACACATAACATATGAGGAATGGGTTTGCCTCAGCATTCAGTAAAGTTACCCTGCGCGACGAGATGATCATATAACATACGATAGAGTGGGTGCCTGAGGCAGGGAGTGGTGTCCCTGCCTTTTTTTATATAAATAAAACTACATTGAATTCTACATAAGCTCTTGAACTCTTCCTGCGGGACCAAGAGGTAACAATCTTATAAAGAATTAATATAATATAATCAACATTATATTATAAATGAGGGAGTTAGAACACGGTCTCCGGCATAATAAAATCGTTAGATGATACTCTCATCTAGAAAGGAAACAAGCGATACAATCTATTAAAAAGCAGGACGATTCCTGATAAGATCTTGTATTTGAATCTTATCACTTAGGAGTCATATTCTTGTGCCAGTTGGAGAAGTGGCACAAGACCCCTTGTGTTCGTGCGGATCCCGTGCCATACTACATTCGTGGTTGAGGAATTCTCTACACTTACCCTCCCACCCCATTTATTATCATGAAAACCGCTAATTCGTTCTACTGGACTTTCGTTGACACCCTGATCATTAATGTTGCAACTATTGCAGCAATTGTGGTTGGTGTGTGTCAGTTTCTCATTCGTGCTTATAATGAGAACAACGGACCCGAAAAGGCACGTAAGGTGATTCAAACCGTGCTGCGGTTCGTTGATACTATCGTGACATATCTTCAGGCACAATTGAATACTGATGTGCCAGTCGTGAAAGTGGCACAGAAGACTACCAAACGCCGCTGAGACGTGCCATACTACGTTTGTTCCTGAGGGATTTCGATGACTCCCAATTGGCAGCACAACTCCGGTAAGCATAAGCGAACCAAGGGTATGTGTAAGGGAAAGATTAAATCCCGTAAGCAAGCACTTCAATCTCTTAAGAGGAAACTCAAATGACTGTTACTCTTCGTGGAAGCTGTGTTCGTATGGCACTCATGGATCGTCGCACAGAATTGATTCGTTGTGCATCTATCACCAAAGATGCAACCTTTGATCGTATGATTCAAGAACTGGATGATGCACTGTTTCAACTCTGGGACTGGAAGACTATTGAACTGAAAGAGACAGTCTGACAACTGGCACAAGGGGGGTTGCAATGCCCCCCGATCCGTTCTACATTACATTCGTACCTGAGAGACGCACCATGTTTGATGAACTCTGGACTGAGATTGCTGATGCTCCCGGTGAAATCTTCGACATTCCCGAACTTCGTGATCTTGATGATGAGAACAAGTTTAATGTGAATGAATACCTTGCCGCTGATTACGATTACTGAAATGACACCTGACACTTACAACTTTACTGGCGACTCTGTGACAGTTCTCGGACTGGTCGGAGTGATCTCCACTGGCATCATCCTGGTGCTATGCTTCACTCGTTACTTCAATTCTCCTCTGAGGAAATGACTGACACACTCAAAGAGTATCATTTCACGGATGAACAAATCGACTTCCTGATGCGAATTGTGCGAAACAATGCACAGTTTGAGGATGGTGAAGACCGTGAGTTCATGGAAGAACTTGCGAATCAAATCGAAGACCAAATCGTTAATCACCCCACGAACGACTGATGTACCGCATTGAACTCTATCTCCGTAACTGAATCATGACACTCACTCCCGAACAGATTTCTGATCTCTGCCAGGCACACTGTTATCGTGTGATTGATAACATGGACATGGATGATTTGGTATCCTATGCCGTGCAAATGATGTACCAATCATTTGACAAAAATCCTGGTCAAAATGACACTGATGTTGACATGTTGATTGAAGACATCTGGGTTGCAGAAGGTGAGGATGATGATGCAACATCTGAGTTCATTGCTGGTATTGTAGGCAGTGATCTTGCTGATGAGATTATGAAAACCACTCAATTCTGAATCATGACTCTCACTTCCCAACAACTTGACCAACTCGTTGAAAACTACGCCGAGCGTATTGTTGACGACATGGACACGAAATGTTTGATCCAGTTCGTGTATGATACCATTGTGGAGAATCTATCTCATTTGAATGAGGAAGATGTTCTCAATGAGATTGCAAATGTGTATGATGAAGATGTCATTCAGGAACTGGTTGAGAGTGTGACAGTTCAGTAAGTGGCACACTGGGGGTTGCGGTTCGTGCTTCCCCCTGTTATCTTTAATTCATACCAAGCAACCCCACCAATGCGTAAGATCGAATGGCAGATGAACGATGCCATCACCAACGCTAAGAATTGGTGCTCTGGCAACACTCAAGTCTGCTGGGATGGTGCTGCACAGGTTGCAGAAGTGTTCCTGCACGGTAATCTGATTGCCAAGATTGGTTCGTGCTGGATTCAACTTTTCGATGGCAATCATCAGTCTAACACTACCAAATCCCGCCTGAATGCTATTCTTGCCGTTCATGGAATTGACGGTGAGCGTGTCTTTCAGCAGAACTTTAACTGGTTCGTGACTGTACCGAATGGCGGTGCAATTCCTTTCTTTAGTGGTATGCGTCTCAACTGACCCTGTGACACTCGGGGAACTGGCACACGGTTCCCCCCAGACCCCCTGCAGACCCCTTATAATAGTTTCAACAGCAAAGGGGACCTGATGGCACAGCAAATTAAAACTCCACCCATCGTTCCTTGTGCAAGGTGTGGTGCAGAAGCAAAATGTATTGATTGGGATTTTCGTGATATGTGGAAGGTGATGTGCGATAATAACCATACATCAACCAAAGAGTGTTCCACAAGACATCGTGCGATATGCCGTTGGAATAATGCCCAAATAAAACTCCAAGACACTTGATGACTGACACCTAAATAATGATGCTTAAGCGTCGCAACTTAAAGCATAAGAGGGAGGCAGAAATGCCTCCTTTTTATTATAAATAATACTGCGACGTTTAAAGCAGTTATGGAAGAACATCCTACCCATAAGGGTTATTTTGTCACAGAAGATGGCAAAGTTTTTAGTGCTTGGAAAAGAAAAGGAAGCGGCAGGTGGAAAAATACTATAGAACTTTATATTGACTTAGATGATATGGTGGAACTAAAACCTTGTTCTAATGGAAAGGGTTATAGTGTGGTTGGGTTAAGAAGTAATGAAAGATTAAAGAGTGGTAGAACTAAAACTAAAAAAGTTTATGTTCATCGTATGGTTGCGGAAACATATTTGCCAAATTCATATAACTTACCTGAAGTTAATCATATCAATTATATAAGAAATGATAATAGGTTAATAAATCTTGAATGGTGCGATAGATTAACAAATGTTAGGCACTCAAATGTTTTACATAGATTGAGAATGGGAGAAATACAAATTGTGCCACTTTGAGAACTGTCACAAGACCCCTTGCGACCTGCTGGGGTTCGTGCCATACTACGTTCATAAGCAAACCACCCAATGAAGAACCTGCACCTGGAACACCCTGAAGATTGTGTGCTGACTGGCAATCTTGAGGTTCTTGACTGGTTCGTGACGCCTGGACATTTGAGCGTCAAGATGGACGGAGCACCTGCAGTTTGTTTTGGAACTGATCCTGCTACGGGAACTTTTTTTGTTGGGACTAAAGCGGTCTTTAACAAGAAAAAGATTCGTATTGCTCATTCTCACGAAGAGATTGATGCATTTTATGAGGGTAATGTAGCACAGATTCTTCATTCGTGCTTTGATCATTTGCCCCGCACTGAAACCATCTATCAAATGGATTTTCTGGGTTTCGGTGGTTTGTGTGAGTATAAGTCTAATACCATCACTTATGTTTTCCCTGAAATCGTAGAGCAAAATATCATTCTTTGCCCGCATACGTGTTACTATGCCGAGAGCGACCTTCGTGACGCTGTGGCAATGCCTGACCGTAGCACCTGGACTGATACTGAGCACGTTAAGTTCGTGCAACCTGAAGCATACATTCTGCACGGTCAAGAGTCCTTCGCTGATGTAGAGGAAATCTGTAAGTTTGCCCGTGTGATGGCACTGGCAGTAGAGTTTGTTTCTGTAAAGGAAGCAGCAAAGATTAAGCAACAACTCAATGCCTGCATTCGTGAGGGTCGTCCTGTTACGAATGCTGAATTTGATTGTGATCCTAACCTGCTTGGATTGTGGGCACTGGTTAAGTCTATCAAAGATGATTGCCTGCATCTGTGCCGCAATGATGGTCCTGCAGCATACATCAACGGCAACCGTATTGATGCTGAGGGTTATGTGATGACGAATGAGTTTGGTATGTTCAAACTGGTGAATCGTGAGGTCTTCAGCTATGCTAACTTCAATCACGGTCGCTTCCAGTGTGCCGCCTGAGGGACTGGCACAGGGGATGCTCTGGGTGCCTCTGGATGCCCTATAATACTCTTATACACACAGACACCTGAAATGACTAATCTTCTTCAAAACTATACTCTTGAAGATTTCGTCAAATGTCGTAATCAAAAAGAGTGGGTTTGTGATAATTGTATGAAATGTGGTGATAGAGATTGTTGCTCTGGAAATCACATTATGTTTAGAGTTCCTAAAACTGATGATTGTCTTTGTTCTATTTGTATGAGTGGATTGAAATGAAACTCTTTATCTTTACTCTCATCATTCCACTTCTTATCATTACTGGTTATTTCCTTTCTATGGAACTACTGAATACTTACAATACTCAAAAGGACAGGGAGATGTTCTTGAAATCTTATGAGATTGTGATAGAATGTAGGAAGTCTTAT